TGTTTACTGTTTTACTGTACTTTACTGTCATGGATCACAAAGTCTGACGCTAGCCCCTGTGAAGGTTTGTTAGATTATAGTGGTAGACACAGACACGTTGACAGACTATGTTGGTGTCTATAATGTTTTAAGAAAAAAACTTTTACTGAGTTCGCTGCGGACAAAAAAACACTTGGAATTGTAGGTATAAATGGGAACATTAGTTGGTGTTGATATAGGAACTCTTTGCGGGGTTGCTTGGAGGAAAGATTCAGTCATCAGACACATCAGATTTGACACGTCTAAAGCTAGAATTAGCGGGGGCGGGATGAGACCTCTTATGATGAGAAGACATTTAATGGAATTGTTTGATGAGATAGAACCCATCGAAGAATTAGGTTTTGAATTAGTCCAAAGACATAGCGGGACATATGCGGGACAGATTTATGGAGAGTTGCGAGGTGTCTTGATGTCTGTCTGTGAAGAGATGTCTATCCCGTACAGATCAATTGGCGTTACCACTATCAAGAAACATATGTGCGGGATTGGAATTGCATCAAAGGATATTGTCAGACAAGCAGTTGTCGAGAAGTATCCTGATCTAGACCCTCAGACAGAAGACGAGGCTGATGCGATTAGTATATTACAATGTGTAATGGATGGAGTTTTTTAATGGGAAAAGTTATTCGACCTAAATTCAAAAGAGCAAAGAAGTATCATCTAGCTTGTAATGAATGTAACTCTATTAATTGGAGTATTCATTTAGACCCTGATATAGGTCAAGCAATTGTGGAGCGGTCTCCTAATTATGATGATCTCGATTTTGAATGTACTGCGGTGGAATGTTTGGAGTGTGGATACACTATCCAAATGAGAGGAATGCCCCATAATTAAGGGGTACAATCATACAGACGAGTATTGTTAACCCGTCTGTATGGCTCTTAAAAAGGCTTGTTTTTTCAGCAAGTCTCTATTTGCTCGATGTTTTCGTCATAAACCTTTTCTAAATGTTCGCAAACATCTTTCCAAGATTTCTGCTTTTCGGGGTCTCTTTCTGCCCAAGTACCATCTAGATTTTCATTGTCACATGCGAGAACAAAATTACTGTCCTCTTCTAGAGTGCCATAGCATAAAGTTGTGCCACCATTTTTTCTTTTATAAACATAGTCTGCTTTCGTCACAAATTGTGTAGTCATTTAATCCTCCTCAACATAAACAGTATCTAATTGACAATCCCCAAAGAACCATTGATCTAATTCCCCAAGAAATTTTTTAGATTTAGATGTGTGAAATACACTTCCGTTTGTAGGCTTTGTATTATTAAAGTCATCTTGAATTTCTTTCATTAACAGTTTAGCTTTTTCTTCAGCCTCTTCTTGAGAACTAGCCTCAATAGAAAAATTATTATCAAACCAAATGTTAACGTCAAACTTGACTGTGTAATCTTTTTTACTCATCTTCATCCTCCTCTAAAGGTTCATTATAGAAAATAACTAAACATTCGATGTCATCGCCAAAGCCAATGCCCTCACTTCCCTTACCCGTTCTAAGTATTCTAGCTTTTTCTTTAGCTACAATTCTTTCAAGGTCTTTGAGTGTCGCATATCCCCAATTGGTATGACCTAAGTTTTCTTCACATGCCTCGTCAAAGGCATCCCCATGATATCTAGCCATCAGCTTTCTCCCTCTAATTGTTTGACATCCATTTTGTTCCAAATGGATCGATTAACTTTAAATTTGATGTTATGAAATGGGACAAATATTCTTACCCATTTATAACCTACAACTGCAAAGACATGCCTAAGTCCACAAATTGGAAATCTCATTTCATTTAAGTAGACATGGAATAGTTGTGCAGTAGACCAAGACTTTTCTTTAGGCTTGTGCTTGTACATAGTCTGCCCCCTCTTCTCTTCCCTGGAAGTAACCAAGTGGCATAACGTCATGTTCTTGAGTTATGAAAAGGTCTTGCTGATCTATAAACTTAAAGATAGTCCAATAGACATATGCCTTTATGTGTGATTGATCTTTGAATATATGAACGTCAAAAAACTTCCCATCATATTCAAAGTATTCATATGCATTATCAAAGTTTTCATCCTTGTCTATAATATCTTGGACAAATGTTTTGATCATGCTTACAAATTGCGGATTGGAATTGTAATACATTTCCATTCTGTAATTAGCCATTGTGTTTCTCCATAGTCTGTCAACTAATAAATCGAGGAACTGCCTCGTCAGTATGTCTCAGTCACAAGACACAGACACCCAAGTAAACTTGGATGTTTCAACATTTACGATTTATTATTTTTTTCAAGCAGGTGAATGATTTTTTGAATACGTTCATAAGCGGAAAGGTGTGTCTCCACACCATCCACATATGTATCTGCTTTATACTCATAGCAATCTAATTGATGCTTGAGATCATAGGCAAGGATAAGAAGTTCATCCATGATTTTTCAACCTTTTAGCAAACCATTTTTTAATTGAGACATTAGTTACATTGGTTTTTAATCCAATAAATTTTTTAACTAATTCTAAGTCTGCTAATATAGATTTATTAGTTTTACCATCAAATAAGAATGGACTGCCATGAAACATTTCCATCATACAAATTCTATAATAGATTTCTTGGATATTTTTTTCTGTAAAATGTCCAACCTCTATTAACATTGTCATATGGATCATAGTTTCAATAATATCCTTACCAACATTTTCTAGATCACATTTTCTAGTATCATAATGTAAACCCATTATTAATTCTCCCATACAAGATTTGAGGTTGGTTGCTTTTCTAAACAATCAGGACACGAAACACTATCGTCTTTCAAACCAAACATTTCGCCTTGGAAAAAACTATTTTCATCCTCGTAATATTCGATGTGATCGCAGTAATCACATCCCATTTTTTCTTTAGCCATTATTTTAACTCCTCTATTCTTTTAAAATCTATTGATTCAGTTTGAGATATTTTTTCATGTCCGTCAGTATAGTTTGCTTTTGCATCTTCTTTGTTGTCTGCTCTAACTACCCATACTTCAGTAACTTCTTTCCATACTTCTATTTCAAAAGTTTTCATTATGCATTCTCCCATCTTTCTACACCAACAATTTCAACTATATGGTCTTTATAGGCGGGGTGTTTTTCAAAATCATTCTCAATATCAGAGGCTAATCTTTGTATGTCTATGTAAAGACGTTTTCCATTTTCTTCTACATTTTCTTCTTCATCAACGTAGTCAAACACATCTATTTTAAAGTAAGATTGATTACCCATTATTTATTCTCCCATTCTTCTATTTGATTAAGTAAACCCTCAGCACATTCGTGTCTGCCCTCGCAGATATCATCAGTACCATCAGTAAGAATTTCTTCTCCATCAATGATAGGTTGCTGATATTTAACCTCATCTATCAACCATGATTTAATCTTGTTAATCAAATCATCTTTCTGATCTATTGCAGACATGAGATTGTCTCTCTCTGTATGTAGTGCTTTTATCTTATCCATAAATTTTCTCCCTGTTTTCTGCCTGTGCAGATAAGTTTAAAATAATAATATTTTTATTTGTCTGAGGATCATGCTCATAAGTTAAAGCAATGATGTCTCCCGCTTTAGACTTTTGCTTGATGGATTGGATACTAAATCTTTTATCTCCACGAGCCTTAGTCTTATAGAAGTTAACCTTGGTTGGAGTATCAACTCCATTAAACCTAAAGACTGCGGACAAAGTCTGCTTATCTCCATTTGTCATAGTCTTAAAGTCAACACCGTACAAAGATGCGAACCTTTCAAATACTCCCGCATCAATATTATTTTTATCCCACATGGTATGGGTTAGTTTTAAATGTGGAAATTGTGGATCAAGAGATTGAACTACATTGGTTTCCATTTTTGAATAGTTTTGATTATTCATTGTCGTTCCTTTCATAAAGTAAGTAATGTTTTAAGTTTTGTAGAATTGTCTCGATCGCAGATAGACTGCGAACACTTGGAATCCTAGATGGTAAATCCTCATCTAAACTGACGGGAGTACCCGTTGATATAGATAAGGCTCTGATCCTCATGGATACTTTTAATCTTAGATAATCTGAAATACCTTTTGGTATACTTGTTCGACTGTTCAACCAATTTCTAACAACTTGGTCATTAACTTTGAACAATCCGCAGAGTTCTTTACTAGACATATCCAAGGCTAAAAGACAGACACGAAGTTGATCAGACGTGATCGTTGTCTGTGTCTGTCTAATGTCCTCAATTGGAAATGCTTTTGTATTACCTGCGTGGCTAGATTTTTTAGAAAATCTTTTTCTTAAAAGTTCATCAGGCACAGATGGTATTTTATTTTCTGTTCCCATTGCTCCACCTCTTAAAAGAATATTCACTTTCAATTACGATGATGGGCAAGACAATGCCAACTAGAATAAACATAGTTGATATTGCCCACATGATCCAATCAGTAGGTTGGGATAAAGCAATATTTGTCTCAACCAGATCCAGAATTGCGAACCCAAAAAAGAAATAGATCACAGACATAAAGATTAGAAATTTTTTAATCTTACTCATTAGCACCTCCCCATAATTTAGGATGGTTGTACAATAAGTTTTCACAGATAATAGTTTTAGCATCAGCAAACTTGTCAGCTATGTCTTTCCCTAACTTGTCATTAACTAGCCATCTAGGAAATTCAAAACAAATATCTTCACGATTTTTTAGATTATATATTCTATCATTAATGATTAGGGATTTAGCAATCCAAACATCAATTTTATTAGCAAACTTAATCAAGAGAGCCTTTTCACTTTCTTTTATAAATTTACCATAAATAAAGATGTCATCTGCTTTGTCACTTTTAATTAAATTGTGATCATTTAATAGCTTTATTTCTTTTTCAGATAATGACCTTACATATTTAAGATTTTTCTTTTCAATCCAAAGAGGTTTAACGTCAATTATAGCAAATCTGTCCTCATAACTAGGATCGTCATCAGGTAAAAAACATTTGATTACATCATCTTTATAAGCAGTCTTTCCTCTCCATACTGAAAGGACAAAACGACCCGCTTTAACTTTTTGAAGTCTATTAGTAGTGACCTCATAAAGATTTAAATTATTTTCATTATTCATAATGAAACTCCATTAGTTTGATTGTGTGTTAAGTCTGTCAACTTGTGATATTAATTAGCTACCACGACATAAATGTTTCGACCTTGCTAAAGGGTCTCATCAGGTGGTTAGTAGGGCAATTCTAAAACTGCCCCACTATAAAATTTTATCGAAGTATTTTGTTTAGATCGTGAAGACCTTTTTTAATCATGTCTTTAGCTGATCCCTCAACTACGAAATGATCAAAGCAACCATCAAAATCTTTTACAAACTCATCTAGTCTTTTTTGTTGTTGTGGGTCTATGTGAGCATAGATTTTGTAAAGACATAAGATCAGACCAATAACCTCAATTCCCCATTTAGCCATAATCTTTTTGGCTTGTTGGGTTCGCTTAATTGAGTTAGGTGCTCCATCAGTTATAATAATCATAACCTTACGATCTTCAGACCTTTTCCTAAGCCTAAGACCCTCAGCCATCATAGCTTGATGGGTAGGTGTTCCACCGCCCGCCTTACCGTGTTGAGATGCAATAAACTTTTTAGACTTGATCCAATTATGGTCATGATCTTTCAGTAAAGTGTAAGGGTCATCATAATACTCAGTACCCTCAGATAGTGAAACAACCTGACCTCTTTGTGTCTCCGCATAAGGATAACAACCTACTGCATATTTTACTTGAACTTTATGCAAAGCATTACCCAAAATCATTGCTAAGTTTATACTTTCCTTAGCATTGTTAACTCTTATGTTGCCCCAATCTCTATCTCTCATAGATGATGATGTATCAATCAACAATGATACGGCAGTTTTAGTGCCTTTTTGTTTCCAAGGCTGATAAAACATATTAGGAGTATTAGTACATAATTTCCCTAATTTCCTAACATCTAATTTACCTCTGTCTCTATGTCTTTTAGACCCACGTCTATCAGGATTTTTAAGAATTCTAGATAAAGTTTGAGAGCAATCAGAAACATTAACTAATTTTAATGCTCTATCAACTGATTTGAGTTTATTATCTAAACGTCTAGATAAATGTTCATCATCACAATCGACCATCTGATTAACATTGTAAGTTTCTGCTTTTAAATCTTCATTTCTAGAATGTCTATCTCCATCAACATTTTTATCAGGATTATTTTTAGCATCTTCTTGTAGATAATCTTCTTTATTCTTAAAAGACTGATCAGATAAATCTATAGATATAGAACCACCTGACTGCTCTTCTTCTCCTGATCGATCAACATTGACAGTATTTTGAGATGATGAAGAACTTTCAGAACTATCTTCAGAACTTTCAGAACCATCTTCAGAACTTTCAGAACCATCTTCAGATTTATCTTTAGAACTTTCAGAACCATCTTCAGAACTTTCAGAACCATCTTCAGATTTATCTTCAGAACTTTCAGAACCATCTTCAGAACTTTCAGAACCATCTTCAGATTTATCTTCAGAACTTTCAGACCCATCTTCAGATTTCTCAGGAACACCCATACCCTGATTGCTTTGATTTTGGTTTTGGTTTGAATACTGCCCCATCAACTCAATGCATAAGTCTAAAACATCTTGAGTATTTTTACATGCTTTTAACTTGATTAAAGCCGTTTCTAGGTCATGTCTAAGTTTACCGCTAGATACTAACAAATCTTCAGCAGAACCTATTGACGGGACACTATACCCGCACATATCGATATAAGCCAAGATGTTTAAGCAGTATGAAAAATTTCTAGGATCATCAGCTTTAAAACCATTCTTGATACTTTCATCAACTGCCCAAGCGGTTAACTTTTCAAGAACATTTTTAGCACCCTCAAAATGACATCTAGACAATAATTCTTTTTCTTGTCTAGGGTCTTCCAAGGCATTTAAAAGTCTTGTAATTCCAACCTGACCTCTTCTCTCCAAGGCTACTGCTTTATTCCAAACATCTTTTTGAGTGCAGAGATTATGCCCTATCTCATGTAAGGCAAAACCCGTATAAACCTCAGCCATATAATTAGTAATCTTGGCATCAGCTTTGATTGGTGGAAAATTAATATTAGAAATTAATTCATTCTTGTCATTATATTCCCAACTAGTGGATGCAGTATAACCGCCCCACTTAATATTTAATTTCTTGAGTTTTAAATCAGTTACATATTTCAAAGCTGATAAAGTATTTTTCTCAACCGCTGAAACTAATTCACATGCAATAATATTATGCATAAAAATGCTCCTCTTGTTTGTGTGTTATGATAGTCAGTCTGTCTAAGGTAGCTACCACGACATAAAAAAATTATGTTTCGACCATGCAAAAGGTCTCATCAGGTGGAAGTAAAAACTGCCCCAATAAAAAAATATTGGAGCAGTTAAAAAATTTTAATACGGCATTTTCTTTTCAGTATCTTCAGACGTGTCTTCTTCTGTGTCTACTGTCTGATCTTGTTCTGTCTGAATTTCTTCAGCGGGCAATTCTCCATCAACTACTAATATTTTCATAATCTTAGGATCAATATGAGTATTAAATAATTGAGATAACAATTCCCTATCAGATGGATCAAGTGAATTGCCCATACAAGCCATTAAAGAAATCTTAGGATCAATTCCATCAACTAATCTGTTAATCCATGAAACTGTATTTCTAAAATTTGGAGCAAGTGTTGGAGCATCTCCTCTAGTATTTGCATCTCTACAAAGGTTAATAAACTCTACAATTTTGTCGCAAAGCCTTTGACCCGTACCCGTTTTATTCTGCAAGATTTTACTTTCCACAGATGGTTTAGGATATGAGACCTCAAGAGATACCGCAAATCTACTAAGTGTAGAACTATCCATTTGAACCGCTGATGAGAATTGACCCGTCAGATCGCCCTGACCATTTGTATTATCAGCACCTACAATAACAACACCCTCCGCAAAAGGTATCCTTTCGCCCGTCTCAGGTATTATATATTCACGATCTTGAAGAACACCATTTAAAGCAATTAAAATATTTTGTGGAATTCTTGCAATTTCATCAATTAATAAAACTGTATAAGGTTGTTTAACTGCTTTTAATAAAAGTCCATCTTGCCAATATGTTGATCCATTCTTAGCACCAAAACTCCCAAAAAACTGATCAATACTTAGATCAGCATTTCCCGTAATGGCAATGAACTGCCTACCCGTCTTAGCACAAAACCATCTAGGTAGTGATGTTTTTCCCGTACCCGCCTTTCCATACAAAAATATATTATCAGGTATTCTTCCATCTTTATTAGATGCACAACTCAGGAACATTTCTAAAACTTCTTTTTGAGGTGTGTAATTTTCATCAACTACGGGAGACCTTGGATCATTGTAGATATCAAAACTTTTATCTGCGAATGATCTAAAACCAAATAGTTTAGAACCCGTTTCAGACCTAACCTTATTGATTGGCAAAATCTCTGTCTCAGGAAATCCAATTTCTGAAACTGAACCATCAGAAACTTTTACAATCTTCTCAGTTATGGGCGGATTATTTTTAAAAATTAATAGATCATTAATTTGATCCCTTAAATCTTTAACGGGCAAACCCATAATATTATTTAACTGTTTGTCTATGCCTGACACTTTTAAATCAGGCTGACCAATTGGATTAGCTACAACCTTGGGCGGGTTAGCTTGTCTAACTTGTTGACCAATATTTTGTGAAACTACAGTCCCAAAGTTATTTAAATCAATTCCCAAATCTTCCGCTAATTGTATCCATTCCGCTTTGGTCAAAAGGTTAACACCTTTAGACGGCTTTAAATGTGGCTGATTGATCAATTCTGATCTAATTGCACCTAGAACCATAGTCCTTTGTTCATTTGTAAATTTAAGCATTTACTTTCTCCATGTCTGTCAGTTTACTGATTTCATGCTTTCGCAATCATCAGATCGAATAACACATTCGATTATCAGTAAAAAATTGAAAAGGGGCAATAAAAAAATACTGCCCCATGTCTAGTTTTAATTGTTTGTATTGATTTTATCACTTTGAATTTTATTCCACATTATTCCATAATCAGTTACTGATGCTAGATTTTGATGAATTAAATCTATTAAAGTTTTTTGTATCTTAACTGAAACTTTTCTTGAGCAAGTTTTCCCTGATGCCAATTTAGATTGGTGAAAATAAAAACCTTTGTCATAAAGTGGTCTTTTTCTCCCACTTAAACTTTTAGGAATAAAAGTTTTCCATTCATCTGTTGGATGATACCAACCTTTATATTCAGCACCATCTTTAGCAGTACATTCAATCCATATACTCAATGGATAACCATCATCTAATTGTCCCATATTTCTATGGTCATATATTTTATTTAATTTCATTATATTGCTCCCTCACTATCTGTTAATTTTATTAGCTGATCTACATCATAGTTTGATCCATTGATCCAATCATCATGTAACTCTTGACCAAGTATTGAGATTATAATTTTAGATATTGGATTACAAATTCGAGCAACTAGATAATGATCTAATTCATTTACTAAATTCATTGTTTCATAGTTGCCAACAAATTTACCACCAAACTCCTTATCTGTTTTGCTATCTACATCCGCAATATTTCCAAAGTTATAAGCATCAGATAAAAGCCTAAGTAACTTGATTTCGTCTTGATTTAATTTCTTGTACATTATTGAAACTCCTCAATCTGTCAGTTAACTGTTTCACTCTTTTGAGATCATCAGGCTGAATTACATTCAACTACAGTTTTTTAAGGGGCAATAAAAGAATTGCCCCCTAATTAATTTGTTTGGAGTGATTAAAAACAATTTCAAGTCTTAGGAGTGGATCGTGTTTTGCACCAACTTAACTTGAATTTCTTAATCTGCGGTGGCTAGCTATTTACCCATGCTAGTAGTCAGAATTTTTGGATCGTACATAAACCTAAAGTGGCGGTTATCAAAGCAGTTACCTCATTCTGCGGGTTGGATGGTCAGTCCTTAAAAACCTTTATTTCTCCTCTGTCTGTCAAACACTCGTAGAGTGTAATTTGAAAACCCTATTTTTGTCAAGAGATTAAATTGGTGTTATGTGCAATTATCTAACTTTTTAATCTAATCTTGCACATATCATTATTATAAACCTAATGTTATAGCCAAAGTCTGATCATTAAAAAAATTTCAGGCTGAATAAAAAAATTTCAGGAAAAGTTTAAATAATGTCAGACATTCAGACATTAGACACAGTCAGACACCAATAATGCCACAAATTAGGACACAACTAATATTTAATCCTCTGTAACTGTTGCTGACTGTGTGATACCGCCCGCCACACATAGGATAGCTAGTCCTATTTGCCACTATTCCCGCTTAAATTTACAAATAAAAAATTGACCCACCCCGCCTAGAAAAATCGACCCCCGATTTGGTTCCATCGCAACTGCGTGTGTGTGGGGAACCTACTCCCTTAGTTTTTGAGTATTAACTTTACAAATTTTTATTTTTTTTTTATTATATTATAAAATTGATAGGTGTCTGGAGTGTCTGATATTGGCAAGAAGAATAAGTAAGGTCCCAAAAAGGCTGCAAAATGCGGTTGCATTGGAACAGGAATTAGCAAAAGTAGAACAAGAAGATATGCTTATGCAGCATCCTTCGTTCTTAGGTAACCAAAGACAGTTTATTGACCGCATATATCAGTATTTACCTGATATGGCAGATAAACTAGTAGGTTATATGTCCGCTCAACCAGAGAGAGTTTACGGAAATAACGGTACAGTACAGTTAATGGTACCAGAAGACAGAGCTTTGACTGATGGTCAACTACAATTATTCAAAATGGTACTTCAAAAAGGTCTACCAAACCAAGCTCCTATTAGTATGCAAGGTAAACAGAACCCAATGGAGACAGGTAAGGTTAACATTACTATAAATCAAACAGGACCTAGCGTAGATTTTGATACATTAACCGCTCCTGTTGACGGTGTTATCCAAGGTAGAGCAGAAAAGGTAAATACTTTATCATTTAAGAGACCTTCTAAAGATGACTGATGTAACATTTGAGGCTCATCACGCCCAACAATTAGTATTAGAAGACCCACATAGGTTTATTACTTTAGTTTGTGGTAGACGATGGGGCAAAGATCACATGGCTGCTATTAAAATTTTATCTCATAGCCTTACTCATAAAAGTCCTAGAGGTAAAAAGTTATATGCATGGCTTAATCCCGTCTATAACCCGCAAGGAAAAGAAAGTTTTAGAGTTTTTAGAGCCTTTGCTGAAAGTGGTGGACTTGTTGAAAAGTGTATTGAGACACCTCCTATGGAAGTTCGTTTAGTAAATGGTGATAGAATTACTTTTTTCTCCGCTGATCAACCAGATAACCTTCGTGGTGGTCAGTATGATGGCGTTATTCTAAATGAAGCAGGTTTTATATCTGACTTAGATGAACTTTGGTCAGGTCCAGTTGCTGCGATGTTACTAGATAGAACTGGATGGGCATGGGTTATGGGCACACCTAAAGGTAAAAATGCTTTTCATAAATTTTATTTACGAGGTTTGGATAAAGAATTAGAGAATGGTAAACCAAATCCTTGGAAGACTTTTAGATTTCCTACTAAAACCAATCCTTTTATTAGCGATGAAGAATTAGATAGATTAAGAGATGAACTACCTTCTGATATGTTTAAACAAGAATTCATGGCAGAGTTTATGGATTCTGGTGGTGCCGTATTTCGTGGCTTAGATCAAATGATGGAACGTAGTGCAAACACCGCACTTGTTCCGCAAGCTGATGGATGTCGTGTTGGAGTTGACTTAGCTAAACATACTGACTTTACTTGTCTAGTTGCACTAGATTCAAACTCAAATGTAATTGGGTTTGACAGGTTTAATCAATTAGATTGGTCTGTCATTAGTCAGAGGATAGAATATTTCTGTTCAAGGTTTAGAGGTAAAGTAATTATGGATGCCACGGGAGTTGGTGATCCTATATTTGAAAACCTATCTCGTAAAGGTTTAGCAATAGAGCCTATAAAGTTTACAAATGAAAAGAAAGCACAGATGGTACAGAACTTAATGCTTCTTATAGAAGAAGGCGTTTTGAAGATACCACAACCAGGAACAATAGCTGATCCAAGTCACGACACTACACATTTGTGGAGAGAATTAGAGGCTTACTCTTATAATATTACCGCTACAGGTAGAATAAGATATGAAGCTCCACGAGGTTTTCATGATGATTGTGTTACCGCTTTATTCCTTGCAGCTTCATCAATGCCCCTAATGATGAATGCTACTATGAATAATATTGATCTAGACAATGTTAGAGGAGTTGGAGAATTAGAAAACTCTTACTAGCTTTTTCATAGAATATAGTGTAGATTTATGTCTATGTCTTGGGGTATAGTAATGGAATGGGTGACAATGATGCAACCTAAACAAATAAATATAAAAAAAGCTAAGAGACCACGAGTTAAAACAAAGGGTCACATGAAGAATGGCTGCAAGATTATGGAAAAGAGTGACGACATTCACTTTGCACCTCGTAGAAAGAAAACATAAGGATTAACATGGCAGATAAAAGAGGCGATCAATCAGGTTTAGAGTCTATCGTATTTAACACAGACACCATATCTGACAATGCAGCAGGAGAAAGAATGAACGAAGTTGTGGGTCCCGATGTCATGGGTCCACAAGTTAACCCAATGGAGTCAATTAAAAATGCTAGAGATGACGTTAAGAGAGATATTATTAACGATAGTCAGGTGGTTCAAGAATATAATAGATTGTCTGATGCAGATGATCCAGAACCTGATGCTGAATCTATGGGATCTGTTAGAAACCGTATGGAAATCGTTAGGGCAGAAGTGCAGACTGGGTTGGATCAAGTTGCTCGTGCATTGGACAACTCTGAAAACGCAGCTCAAAATTTGGATAAAGAAACGGAAAAAAAGTTAGTTGACTTTGTCCATTCACACTTTGATTTAAGTTATGACCGCATATCTAAACGATATGACTATTGGTCAGATGCCGAGGTTACTCATGATATATATGTTCCAAGTAGAGTTGTAGATGATGTTAGATCTGCCCGAACTGCTTCCGCAGGTAGTAATTCTAGTACTAACTCTCGTAACTCTAAGAAATATAGGTTAATCGATCAGATAAAGACACCTTATAGTAGATCAATATCAGATACTATTTGCACCTATAATCTAGCCATATTTGGGGGAGCTCCCCCTTTCAGAATAGAAAGAACAAGTTTAGACTCTGATAGACGAGCAGGTAGATTATTAGAAAGAAGATTACATCATAATATGAGAAAGGTTGGATATGAGCAGAAGCTATATCAAATCTTTTTAGACAATAACAGATATGGCATGGCACCTGTAGCTAACTTCTATGGGAAAGATGGTAATGCACCAGTAAACATAGACCCGTGGGCATATTTTCCAGATCCAAGAGTTACGGCTCAGAATAGACACGAGGCAGACTTTGTAGGCTATAGAACTTGGGCAAGTTTAACTGCATTATACAGACGTGGTCATTATCAGAATCTTGATAGAATAGAGAACCACAGACCTAATGTTTCATGGAATTCCAATCAATTTTTGAAAGACACCATTCGTGATCAGAGCATAGACCCAACGCTCTCAGGGAGTTATACTAGTGACTATAAAAATCACTTCGGACTAGGTCACGCTCATGTACTCAACACTCTTTATGTTTTTATGGACCCAAATCGTTTGGGCATATCCGCACCGTTCGGTTTATATCGTATTGTGGTGGCAGATGAGAGTGTGGTTATACAGTTTGATCCTTCGCCATATCCGCATCAAGATATCCCTCTTATCCACGGAGAAGGGCAGTATGATGCACATAAAACTTTTTCATCTTCACTCTACGACTTAATGATGCCATTACAGAGGTACCAAGATTGGTTACTTCGTACTAGGGTTGAAAACGTACAGAGTATTGTACAGAACAGATTAGTTGTAGATCCTAACCGAGTTAACATAAGGGACATATTAGATCCGAATGCAGCTAGACTTATTAGAACTCTTCCAGGTGCTAATCCATCTGATGCCATTCTTCCTTTAACAGTACCTGATGCAACTAGAAATTATTTTAATGACTTAGATACCACAGGACAATTAATGCAAAGACTTGCAGCAGCCAATGACACTGCTCAAGGTATACAATCCGAGACACAGAGAACCGCTACTGAGATAGCCAGAATGACAACTCTAGGTCAACAAAGATTGGGAATGCAAGCACGATTACTTTCATCAACTACTATACGACCTCTCGTTAGACAGATGATAGCAAACTTACAATTCTTTGAGGTAGATGGCGGAATGGTCAATATGCCCGAAGAAATTTCAGCAGAGAATCCTAGTGGAGATGTCAAATATAACAGATCAGAAATCATGGGTGATTTTGATTATGTTGTAGTAGACGGAACTTTACCCACCTCACCCGAAGAAAACTCCGAGAATATAACTAAAGCTATAAGAACTTTAGCTGAGACAGGTCTTGGACAATCATGGGATATGGATAAATTCGTAGAAAGATTAATTGAAAGTTTTGGTTTTGAGGATGTAGAAAATTGGAAGAAAAGTCCGAGCGAGGTTGTTCCTGATGAACAAATTCAGCAAGAATTACAGGCAGGAAACATCGTGCCTATGTCACAAGCAGCACAAGAAGTTGGAGGACCCACACAAATGGATCCAGAACAAATGGCAGCAATGGCGGGACAAACCCCGCTCACATGAACTTGATGACATACATAAAGTATTTACAATAGACTGAGGAAATACATTGGCTAAACAACTAAAAAGTACTGAACTATCTAAGGGTTTGGAGAAACTCAAAGATAATTATTTTTGGAAAATATACCAAGAAAGAATTCTGACAGAATTTAATAGGGTGGAAACCGCATTAATTAGTAATGCCTCTGCTGATGCAGATCAATTACGAGTTTGTGCGGCTTTAATGTCGGCATTCCGCACTGTGCTTGATTTACCTACCAAGATGGTAGGCGATGCTCAAGCGGAAGAGGAACTAGAAAGGCTCAATAAAAATGGCGATTAATCCAAGTGAAGCAGACGTAACTGCTATGAGAAACCCAGGATCTGGGGCAATTACAGATCCAAACCAAGCAGTAAACCCACCCGCTAATGCACCTACTCCCCAGACAGATGCAGAGGCTAATCCTGATAAATCAGGTTTTGATGCAGCATCAAGATTAAAGTCAAACGACAGGATGCCTGTTGACTTCGATTTTGAAGTTACTAATAATCCTGACCCTAGAGGTGATACAGAAGTAGGTGATGCTAACGCTCAAGATATATCCCCTGCTGAAGCAGATGCTATATCGAGAATGATTAAGATCAAGTATCGTGGTGAAGAAGAAGAGATACCAGAAGATAAAGCGGTCACTATGCTTCAACAGTTTAAATCTGTTGAAAGTAAGTATGGTCCACTTATGGAACTCTCAAGAAGAATTAGTGAGCAAACAGGTGTAACAGATCCCAATCAATTAGCTAATATGATTGGTACCAGTATGCTTAATAGTATGAATAATCAAAAAGCAGCGGAAAATCCAACAGGTAACCCTACAGAAACACCTGCTGAATTAGCTAATGATCCAAGAGTTCTAGCAAAGAATGTCATGTCTGATGAGAATGCTGTTAAATTGGCTAAAAACTTCTTTGATGAAAATGGATTACAACCTACGGATGATGCATTCTTGGCTATGCAAAATATGTTTAAGTATTCTAAGGCTGTAGAGGAAGCTGCAACTATACTCCCTACCCTTATGGAAGATGTAAATAATTTCAAACAAGCTCAACAATTGAGTGCTACTAGAGCTAATCAAACTTTAGTTGACTCTCAAGCAGCGGCAACTGCTTCTGAATTAGGAATTGATACTGAAGCAGATTTCAATGACTTTATTTCTTGGGTAGATATGCAGGATCAAACCTTTGGTAATTATAAAGCAGCCATTGGAAATAATCCCGCAGCAATGGATAAAGCTATCAGAGATTATCATGCTATTACCTCTGGAAACAAAAGTGTTGCTGAACAAAATGCTATGAAAATGAATGTTGAGAAGAATATATCCCGTGCAGGTGGTGAAACTGTAGCTTCAAGAGGCTCAGATGTACCTACTGGAAAGGGTCCTCAACAGGATTTTAGTACTCAAATGTTGGATTTATTATAAAAAAACGACTCAGACATAGACAATAGTGTTGATTTATGTCTGTGTCTGATGTACTTTATAAGTGTCTAATTATGAATGCCTACCAGACGGCAGTATTTTAAACTAAAGACCATTAGGGAAACTAAGTTTATTTACTATTAACCCAAGGAGCAATCGAACAGACGAACTTAATTTAACTCTAACCTAATGAGGTACTACTATGACTACTCTTGGTATGAGGGGAACTGGCTCTTTTGCAGCCGATCACCGCCCCGAAAACTACAGAGAGAAATACCTAATGTTAGAGCCGAATGGTTCGGCTCCGCTTACGGCTATTCTCTCAATGCTTCCATCGGAAGCAACCGATGATCCAGAATTCCATAACTTTAGGAAGGATCTACCTAGCTTTACCTTTACTCACTCAGGTACAGCTGCTAACAATGCAACCACTTTAACCGCCTCTGCTGCGGGTGATGCTGCGTTTTTCCGTGTAGGAATGTTAATTAGAAACTTCAGAACTGGTGAAGTTGCTAAGATTACTGCCCTACCATCAACTACAACTTTCACAATTACTAGAGGTATTGGTAATGGTGGAACAGGTGTAGCTGTTGCTGCGGGTGACACATGGTTCATGGTTGGAAATGGTAATGCTGAAGGTGGAGATACTCCAACATCAGTAAGTTACGATGCTGCAAGCACCGAGAACTTTTGCCAAATTTTCAGAACACCTTACTCAATCACAAGAACTGCTATGCATACTAACTTCAGAACTGGAGATCAGTATTTAGAGAAGTCTCGTGATGCTTTAAAAGAGCACATGGTGGGAATGGAAAGAGCAATGTTGTTTGGTAAAAAGGACATTGTAGCAGGTTCCGCAGGTATGCCAGAAAGATATACTGATGGTATATTTAACTCCATTACTACTAACGTACAGGATGCAGGATCAACAAGTAATACCTTAACTGAAGCAGGTTTTGATACTTTCTTAGCAGAAAAAGCATTCGCTTTCGGTTCATCCGAAAAGTTAATGTTATGTGGATGGAAGGTTGCAGAACACCTTCAGACACTAGCTAAGTCAAGATATCAAATTAACAGTACTGGTACTGGTGATTCATATGGTGTTAACTTTACTACCTACAATACTTTTGCGGGTACATTACAAGTTAAGACACACCCTATGTTTAGACAGATCCCAGGTGCTCAGTTTGATGCTATTATCTTAGATACTAAGGATTTAAGATATAGATACATTGATGATACTTCATTATTGAAAGATCGTCAGGGTAACGGTGTTGACGGTGTCACAGATGAATATCTAACAGAAGCAGGTTTAGAAATTCTTCAAGAAAAGACACATGCTGTTATCTCAAGTTGGCAGTCATTAACATAGAATAATCTATGTATATAGAGAACCATCTTAACAGGTGGTTCTCTTTAACTTATAGGAGATTAGATTGACACCTAAAAAAACAATTAAATTTTTTGCTAAAAGACCCAACATGGAAATAACCATAGGTGAAAAGATATACCCGTTTCATGGTGGAGTATTAGAGGTTGATTTAAAATTAGCCGAACAAATCAAAGGTCACCTTTTATATAGGAAGTCTCATATTTTTTCTGAAGAAGATGCTATTGTTGTCAACGGAAAAGTACAAGCTCTTAGAGATGATCCTATTATGAAAGAACTTGCTGCTAAAGCAAAGGTGAATAAAAACTTAACTATATTTTCATTTCCCTCTAGACCAAGTGTCACTGTTGATGCAGGTCCTCATAAAATAATATTTCACGATAACAAAGTAGCTTTAGAAGAAGATGAAGCTAATTGTCTGAGGAAACATGTATTTTTTAGACAGGGAAAGATTGTAGAATTAGAGGTACAGAATGGTTAGCTTTAACTCAGGCGGATCTGGGTCAGGTCAGTTTTCTACATTATCAGAGTTAATTGATGATGCTTTGAGGGAAATGGGTGAAGCAAGTCCTACTGTTTTAAAGAATTTAGAAAGCGAAAGATTTTTAAATTATGCTAACCGAGTTGTAGCAGACATAAACAGACACCCCTCTTTCTTAGATGTCCTTGATAATACCTATGATGATCAGACAGGCTCTATTACAAGTGGTAGTAATGACTTAGTTATATCTTCTGGATCTGTTACTTTTAGTACATATACTCCAGTTAAAATTGTAGGTGCGGGACCTATAATATATGCGGCTAATGGCTCAATTGCGAGTACCGCAGATCTTTATAGTTTTGTATTAGGTGCTAAAACTGTTGGTGGTAGCACAGTTGCAGGTACATATCGTATTGCGGATACAGCAGACACAACCGCTAGTAATGTAGTTGTTTCAAATCCATATAAAACAAGAGTTAAAAGATATAGGGCAATAACTGATTATAGAGCAATAGACGATGAAGTTATGTTAGAAGGACTTAAAAGTTATTATACTATAGATGATACAGACACAAATAATACAGGTTTGATAAGTTTAAGAAGTGGTATATATACAAACACTCTTAACAACTGGATTGGCTCAATAACTAATATTCAAGGTGCTCTTACAGTTGAAATAAACGAGTATACTTAATGCCTAGAAAGCTCTTTTCATACAATAGATTTATAGGACTTGATACTGTTACTAGTCCCTCAAATATGTCTGAGAGATTTTTATTTCAGTTAGAGAATGCTTATGTGGATTTTAGAGGACAGATTGTTAAGGGTCCAACAATCGAAAAGCCTGTCGTTTCTACTAATGGTCTTAGTACCTATAAGCTGTATCCAATTCTTCAAATAGCTCATTATGGGGATGACGATTTTGTTGCATATTATTTTAGAGTCACTACTGGTGGCGTGATACACGCAGCAAGTTATAAGGATTTAGTAATTCAAACTAATATGTTTGATGCAGATACTAGTTTGACACCACCAAAAGTTATTACACCTATTTCTATAGTCAACTTTGATCAAAAACAATTTGCTTTTATGGCAGGTCATGACCCTTACTATTATAATGGTACGGCTTTTACTAATGCTGCAACTGGAGCGAATAATCAATATAATACGAATCTTAGTTATCCACAAGGTGGAATGGCTGTAAATATATTAAATAGATTAGTAGTAGCAGGTATCCCAGGAAAAGAAACAGAAATACATATAAGTGCTCAAGACAGTTTTGAAGATTGGAGAACTAACACTTCTAGTGGTGGTACAACACCCAATCAAACAGACGGTGCTATTATTGATGTGAAGAACCAGTTTACATCAAAGGATACAATACAAGGTCTTGCCGTATTAGAAGGTGATAAGTTAGTTGTCTTTGGAAAGAATGAAACTTTAGTTTATTTAGCAGATACAAATATAAATCTTTGGGAAATAGCTAGAGACTTTAGAGTACCCATTGGTTTATTCGGTAGAAACACCGCAGTTAATGTTGGAACGGATGTATTCTTTTGTAGTCGTTTTGGTATTCACAGTCTGAAACGTGCGGCTTCGGGTTTGACACTTGAGACTAAAACTTTCACAAGAGAAGTTGAAGATTTATACCAACAAATGGTTAGACTAACTCCTTCATTTACTGACCAATATAGGAATTATGGCTCAACAGCAAATTTGGCTCTTCATGGTCAACCCTTTCATGAACCTCATGCTGTTTGGGATGGATCAATAGGTCAGTATCATGTTTTTTTTCCACAACTAGAGTTTAATGTTTACGATCCTAATCAAAGTTACACAGCACGACTGACTATGACTTATGATCCTGAAGCGGGTAGATCAGGACATCTATCGTTTTCCTATAGAAAAAGTGATGGGTTGGATTGGGATAGCTTTCATCAAGATGATAAGGCTGAATTTTGTGCTTCATATTTTGCTGTGCCAGAAGAAGTTAGAACTGGTACTCTTAATGGTAGCAATTTACAAAGACCGTTTACTGGACCTGTACTTGTTGGCACACATACAGGATGGGGTAAATTTGTATTAAATTATGTGGATTCAACGTCTTATAGTCCTGGAACTGGTGTTAACCATCAACAATATCCGTATAGTACAGTCATAAGAACTCCCCTATTATCACAGGGGTCACCAGACACTTACAAACATTATAAACGTCTGATTATTCGTGCGGTAAGTAATAATTCTGACCTTTCAAACTTGAGAGCAGGAGGTTCGTCATCACCTGCAAGTATGGATGTTACAATATTTGATAGCGAAAATAATCAATTACAACTTATAAGTAGTGTTGTTGTGGAGAATGACGGAATGGAAACTACTGTGCTCAATCCAAACAGTTCTTTTATTCCTCCAACTTCAATAAGACCAATTGATATTCCGATTCCACATAGAGCTAAAAGTATTAGTATACAATTTTCTACTAATACAAATCATGAATTAAAAATTCTAGATTTTGCTTTGGTTGTAGACACAAAATAGTATTCTTTTGTGTCTAAGTCTGCTATAGTCAGACACATAGAAAGATTATAAGGGTCTTTTATTTATGATTTATAGAGAAGGTGTTCTAGCAGACACAGACCAGATATTAGTATTAGGTAGACAGATGCACAATGAAAGTGCTTTTGCTAGTCTTGATTGGTCTGATAATAAAGCAGCGAACTTATTTAGTACTTGTGTAACTCAGGACAATCATTGTTGTTATGTATCAGAAAAAGACGGTGTCTTAAATGGTATGATTGCAGGTAGAGTAAGTGAATACTTCTTTGGACATGATTACATTTTGTCAGACTTTGTCTGGTTCATTGATCAGGCACATAGAGGCACATTAGCTTCTATAAGATTATTAAAATTATTCATAGATTTTGGCAGACTTTGGAATGTCGCTGAAGTCTGTATTGGTGTTTCAACCCAAGTGTTACTAGACAGAACAGACAAGCTCTTAAAAAAGTTTGACTTTGAAATGCATGGTGGCACTTACAAACTTATGTTGAAAGGATAAGCTATGTGCGGTGGCGGCGGCGATGGCGGTGATGCAGGTAACGATCCTACTGGAAATACAGACGGATCTACTGGCAATGTAGGCAATGATAGTAACACTGGTGGTGGTAACGATCCTACTGGAAATACAGACGGATCTACTGGTAATGTAGGCACTGGTGGTAACACTGGTTCTAACAGTGACGAAAGTATAGTAGGCGATGACCCATCGGGTGCAGGAGATGATGGAGTAGGACCAAATGATGGTCCAGGAGATGGATCTACAAATTCGCCAAGTGGTAATACTTTTGGTATAGGTGGTACTTCTAAAACGGGTAGTACTGCAATGGATGCTGCTATTGGTTATACTAATGGTATCGGAACTGGTGAAATTGGTAATAACTTTAGTTCTTTAGATAATGCTTCTGAATCTGACGTTAATGAAGCTATTGATATGGCAAACAGAGGTTTTTCTGTATCTCAAATAGGTGACATGTTATCAGGTTCTGCGGGTTCTGATTCAGTTGCAGGGTCAACAGCAGGTAGTATTGCAAATACTGGCAGGACTGTTGTAGGTTATGACGTTACGGGTTCACCTGTTTATAGTTCTGGTAGAACTGCAAGTGTACCTGATAGTCTTACAAGTACAATTTCTTCCACATCAGGTAACACTGTTGGTGCAGGAAGTGGCTTTAGTGCAGTTACTGATGCACTTACTGACGAAGACTTTGGAATGATGTCTTCCAGAGGTGATGTCACAGGTGTATCTGGGTATGATAATTCAAGTAAGATGGATGATAGAGATATGTCTTGGGGACCTAATGGATTTGGTCCACCTGATTTAGATGCATTTGGTAGTATAGGTCCTTCTGTACAGTCACTAACTGATATAGACAATACAGGTTTTTCTACGGGTCCACAATCAGCAGGTTTAGGTGGTAGTCTTTTTGGTGGTTCCGTTGTTGAGACAGATAAAAAAGATTTAGATATAGCAACTATAGCTCCAGGATATGGCAGAGACTTTGGTATGAACCTTGGTAGTTTTATGAATACTCCTAACATGGCAGGTGTAACCCCTACTCAGGCTATGTCTACAGCTAAAAGTTTCGGTTTTAGTAATTATGCACCCTATTCAAACATTAGTACAAAAGCAGGTGGTCAGTCACCAACATATGGTGTGTCATTAGCCGATTATAGTTTCAATAAAGATGGTACCGTTACAGGTCGTTTTAGTGGACAGAACGAAGGTTTTTTTGGTTCTGATATAGGTGGTGTTTTTAGTGCGATCTCAGGTATGCCCGCCCTATCAGCTTTAAACACAGCAGGCAGTCTTGCTAACGCATCCCGAAAAGGTGCCTTTTCTACAATCAGTAATATGGTAGGTTTAGTTAGTCCAACTGCGGCAGCAATTACAGCACCTATTAATGCTTATGCAACTTTTAAGGGTTTAGACTTAGACTCTATGATGGGTCTTGGAGCCAATCAAGGTTACATGTCTCAGACATCACCTTCATCTAGTTTTTCTGGTGGTGATGACAATAGTATTAATGCACCTGTCAGTTCAGCACCTAAAATTGAATCATCTACAAATGATATGAGACAGATAGATAGACCAGACACGATGCCTACTGACTTACTAAGACGACGTAAACGTAGAGCAGGTCAAGATGTCTATGGCGTGTCTGGCTCATCACCATTTCTAAATTACAGTGACGACATAGATACCTCTGGTATGGGTAGTTACGCAGGTAAATCAAGATCAGGACAATTTAAATCAGCACCAACAGGAAGATAAAACAATGGCAAGTATATTTAAAAAAATAGGAAATTTCCTCAATAAAGATGAAGTCAGAGCAGGTCTGGCTTTAGGTTCAACACTCGGAGGCTTCGGAGCTTTCGATGGTATGAAATATGGGGACACAATTAACAAGACATTAGGTGGTCTTAATCTAGCTTCTGGTTTTAAAGCAGGTGGTGCAAGTGGTGCCCTGCAAGCAGGTCTTGGTGGATACGGTCTTGCTCAAGGTTTTGGTAAAGTCGGAACATTCGGAAATACATATGACCGTCTTATGGGTAACCAACAGGCAAAACCTATGTATACAAATATGGGTCCCCCAAGAAATAATTCAGCAGCTAAAGTACAAGTTCAAGCTCTACCTTCATTTAGTCAGGGTGGGTATAAGATGAACGCACCTTATCTGCAAGGTGTAGATGGTCAAACTCAAATGAACATTATGGGTAATATTCAAGATGATGATATGAGTTTTAGAAATACAGGTGGTATGACAATGGGATCTGGAAGAACAGATCAGTTATATCGTAATACTGCGGGACAGATGGCACCACCAAATACAAATATGCCAGTTGGACCTAATTATGAGGCGAATGTTGGAACAAATCCTAATATTCCAGATGGAAGAAATTATAATATGTTAGGTGCCCCTGGAACAAGTGGTGCAGATTTTGATTCTGATTTAGCTTTTGAAAAAACTTTTAATGGTGGTCAGAGAGCTAACAATAATAGTCAAGGTTATGGTTTTAATACTGGTTCAACAACAACCCAAACCAACAATACTATAGATGCCTTGAGAAATAATGTAAGTGCTGATTATCCAAGTGGTAATGTATCTGCCTCAGGTTTTTATCCAAACACTGGTAGTGGTAATGATGGTTCAACTACATTTAAAAATTTTAGTTTTGAAAAAGTCATGGATAACATTGTAAACAAAGCAATGAAAGATCCATTACAAGCCGTAGCCGTTGGATCCGCACTTGTGACTGCCTTTGCTGATGACCCTGCTGAAGAAGCTGCAAAACAATATGCAGCAGAGATGGCTAGAGTTAGAGCACAGACAGATCCAAACAGTGACTTCGGACAAAACTATATTCAAAGTTTCTCAGATAGAAGAACTAAGGAACTAGATGATGCATACACAAAAGCAACGTCTGATTTTGTAGCCACTATGTCTAAGAGAGGCATGATGGACAGTACTATATTCACAGAAGGTAAAGCCTCCCTTGATCAGAGATTTGCAGAATTGAAAGCAAAGATCCCAATGGATTCACAGATAGCCTTACAAGATTATCAGAAAGCTCAATTGACAAATCTTAATCTTGGATCTCAAGCCGCATATCGTGGTGGTGCACTAACAGCAGGTGTAACTAACCCATTTACAAATGCATTCAAAGCATCTGTTGCAAGTACCAAGTCATAAGGAGAATTAAATGGCAAGTTTTTACACAACCGTTTCTAGGATAGGTCAATTAGCAGGTGGCTTAGACGTAGCTCAGAAGACAAAAGAAAAAGAAATAGCAGCTAAGAATGAGCAGATCAGACAGTTTAATCTGGGTCTTACAAAAGATTATGACATTGCCAAGATGGATTTAGCGGGTAAAAACCAAAGAAATCTTAATACAAATCTGACTACATTAGGTTCAGCTAAAATAAGAGCAGGTGGTAAAGGTAGTTTAAAGTTAAATGATTTTGATAATTTAAATGATGTCATAACCAGTAACATTATGGGATTAGGCGTACTTGATGCAGACTATTTTGATAGTGATGGTAATATTAAATCTGGTTATGGGGCATCATTAGGAACACTTCAGAATATAATAAGAGATAAAATTATTAATAGTGGTGTTCAGAACGATATGGGTGCCATCCAAGGTATCATTACCGATACTGTTAGTCAGTTAGGACCAAGTGTAAGTAAAATTGATAAAAATCTATTTACTGAGAATACGGGTGGTGAACTTAGTTTTGGTGGTCAGGTTGGTGACCAGATAAGAGCACTTCAAAACCAATATAAAAAACCAGAAACTGACCAACCTACTTTTATAAAAAATCTACGTCAGAGATTAATGCAAGAGTATAAATCCGCACCACTCGTAAATCAAATAATAAATATGATTATAGCAGGAAACTAATATGGCTTTAGAGAATGACTTATTTGCTAACCCAACAACAGGTGAAAGCGATTTTGGTGCAACTAAATTAAAAGACAGTCAACGAGCTTTTAAAAATCTAGCACCTCAAATGGGTAACCAGACAGAAGAACTAAAGAAAGTTATATCTGACTTTACCACTCGTAAAAGTGCGACACCTCAAACAAATGATATTGATCTTAGTAATATCTTATCAGAGTTTGGTGCAACTGATTATTCAGAGCCAAGTGCAGGTGATGATGGTGGTATTGGTGGTTTTATTGATGCTACTTATGCCGCAGCCGATAAAGGTTTTGCTGATGTGGGTTTTGGTATGTCACTTATTTCAAATGACACAGACACTAATATGTTAGCCGCAGAACAAAAATATCAAAAGAGTTTAGGTGAACCACCAAAGAGACTTGGTTATGATAAAGACAGTTGGTCAAAACTTATTGATGCTGATTGGTGGGGTAACCTAGCAGGTGGTACTATGCCTTCTATTGCAGGATTAGTTTCGGGAGGTGGTGTGGGTGCGGCTACAGGTTCAGTTGTACCTGGTTTTGGTACAGCGGTAGCAGGTTTAACTGGTGCAGCAGGTGGTTCTGGTGGAGCAGTAGGTCTTCAACAACTCGGAGGTACGTTTAAAGATGCCTTCGCTTCTTATAGAAACCAAGGCAAAAGTGTAAAAGAGTCTTATAGTTTAGCTTATGATGTTGCAAAAGTAGATGCTTTAAAATCTGGTGCTCTTGCATCGGCTGCTGTATTATTAACACCTCTTAGAGTTACAGGATCTCTTGCACAACCAATTGGTTATGGTGCTACAACTTTTGGTGTTGGAGGAGCTAAAAAGCTAACTAGTCGTTTAACTACAGGTCAACTTGCTAGTCAGGCAGTACAACAAACTTTAATATTACAACCATTTTTAGAAGTTGCTGACGTTATTTCTTCTAATATTCTTGCCAGAAATAGTTTTGATAGAGATAGAGATATTACTGAAGGTGCGGTAGATGCGGCAATCGGCTCTATCTTTTTTGACTTTCCAACAACATCCGCAGGTCTTGCTTATAACTATGCAAAAAGTGGCAAACTAAAAGCACCATTTAGTCCAGATAATTCTACACCAGTAATTAATGATGCAGTTGATGGAGAGGTTTTAGATCCAGAAGGTGGTGAGCTTTCTATATTTGAAGGTGATACTACAAATACTGGGACTATTGTTGATCTCGACCCAAGTGAATTTAAAGATATTACCGATCCAGAAAATGCAGCAAATAGATCCTCTTTTCTATCTAAACAAATTAATCGTATGGAAGAATATGATATTAGCAAGAGACAGGATGATGATTATAAGGGAGATGTCAGAGTTTCTAACACCGTTAACTTTTTTAAATGGTTGGGACAAGGTGATCGAATTATTGCAGAAATTAATTCAATTAAAGATGTTGCTGTTAGGAATAATGCTGATAACCAAAGAAAATTAGGAGATGCACAAGAGAGAGTCATGATAACAAAAATCATGATGGATCCAATGAAGAATGTTGTTGTGCCACGTTATGTGTTTCAGACAGCTAATGGTCAAGTCTTTAGAGTTGTTCTTAGTAAGAATGGCAACCCATTAAGTCCATTTCAAAAATCTGGTAAACCCCAGAAGACCCACATTACGGTTTTTGATCCTTCCAGTAAAACTGGAACTCGATCCATTGCTAAGTCTAGTGGTACATTGTCTTCTAGTGGAGTACCTGTTCCAAAGAATATCTTGCTGACTGCTGATGTCTATAGCCGTTTAATTAATGCACGAAACAGAATGTTAGCTGAAATGGATGAGGCAGATGCTTTTGATGCAGCTAACAGACCTCAAGATCAATTAACTCAGACAGAGCAGACACCAAAAGAACCAACAGCGAGACAAGCCGAAGCACAAGAAAAAATTGAAACTGCTGCTGAAGGTCAGACATCAAGCGATGTGATACCTGTCACACAAGACAATGCTGTACAACCAAACTTACCTTTCAACCAGACACA